TTCCGTTATCATCCGATAGGCGGAAATATTCTGGGCTATCAGGGTGCTGTTCCCGAATACGAGGAGATTGAAGAAGAAACAGGAACTTATGATTTATTGGGTGTGAAATGAGAATACCGAAAAAAGTGACAATTTGCGGCAAGACTTACAAGGTGGGTAAAGACAGTAAAGTGTACGGGGGCAAAGGCTCAACTTCCCTTGCTAAAATTACTATAGGGACAAAATGCAGGAACTCCGAGGTTCAATTTGAAATCTTTGTGCATGAGGTTATGGAGCTTGTGGCCTGTGAACGAGAATTAAGATATGGAGACGGATACAGTGATGGTTCAATATTTGTTATGAGCCATAAGGAGTTTGATAATTTTTCCGCTGATGTAGCGACGGCAATCAGGCCAATGGTGGCAAAATGAGCGTAAAAGATTATATCAAAAATCATTATAGCCCTTATATGTGCGGTGATGGCCGCCATAAATGGGAAGTAATTTATCCAGCCAGCAAGGCAAGAAAAGGCTTGGAAATATGTAAGTGGTGTAAGGCTAAGAAGAAAATTTTATATTTAACGATTATTGACCTACTTAAGAAAAGTAACAAAATAGAAAAAAAATTAAATGACGTTTTATTAAGGGATAGCAAAATTTTTGTCAAATAAGGACGAGAAGCGCTTTTGTTGATAATATTATGGTGGCAAAATGAGACGTAGAGATTTTATGAAAAGTTTATCGGCATTGCCTTTTGTTTGTTTGTTGTCTGATAAAGCCAAGGCAAACCCCAAAATGGTTATAAACCCTAACCATCCGAGAAGGATTGCTAATATTGAATTGAAATTTGAAGATGTAGAACAAATATTCGAGAATAACCGCCTTCTGAGAAAAATCCAATATGAGGCTTTGGTTAGTCCAATGTGATACTTGCAGGGGTGCGTTCACGGGCGCGAAGCCGCCGGGCCATCCCGAATTTGAAAAGACCGTTCAATGCGTGAGCTGCAATAAAGACCTTGATGCAACAAACGGGCGTTTTGTTTACCATAAAGTTTCCGAGAAGAAGGAAGAAATAGATTTATTGAGTGTTTTATGAAGTTAAAAGTGTTCAAAAAAAACAAAGAAGACGAATTGTTCTTTAAGTTATATGACATGGATAGTGGCGTGATTTATTTAGCTTTGGTAAATGAATCAGGAGAAAAATTGCAGGATATTTTACAAATAACGCAAAGCGGAATAACAACATTTGTTCTTAAGCCGGAATTTAGATATATGGGGCTTGAGCTTGATGGTTTATTTCGTGTGAAATTCATCGGAAGATAGGTTAGATGAAATTTGAAGTGCTTACACCGTTTAGGGCAAGGAATAAGTGGGATATACAGATGGTCCCCGACTATCTTTACGAGCAGATAGAAAGGGCCGATGCCGATGTTATTGCCGCTATCAGGTCAAATGCAGAAACGATTGCCAAGTCTGAAAACGTTTGGTTCGTTCTTCTGATTGCCCAGAATGAAAAGTTAATGATAAAGGGCGTTTTGTGGTTCAACAATGTGGATGTCATTGAGCATCAGATATTTGTGTACTTATTCAGTGTAGACCCCGAATACCAGAGTTGCGACATGAATCTGGTCCAGTGGATAGCCGGTTACATATTCGGGCTTGACGAAATAGATGGAAAGTATCGGCGGAAAATTAGCTGGCTGACGGACAGGCCGGAGGCTTTTGAGAAGTTCGGGATAAAGCGTTCCAAAAGGACAATGCTTGAAATATCAAGGGAAGAATATGAACGATTGGTTGAAATTCGAGGCAAGGATTTTTCTTGCAAATAAAGGTTTTGTATTTTTCGGCGGCGGGGGCGGCGGCAGCTACAAAGCGCCCCCGGAACCGACGCTTCCTCCGGTACGAATACAGCCGGAAATAGAGAAGGCCAAATTTGATTTAAGAGAGAAGCTGCGAAGAAGAAGGGGCCGTTCGGCCTCGATGACCGGATTCGGACTGTATGATATAGAGGCTCCGGCAACAAGACCTGTACTGGCTGATGTTTTAGGAAAGGGACCGAGATGAATGTTATTTTACTGAAATCACAGATGGGCGTTCCCGTATATGTCGTACCCATAAAAGACATAAGATACGGGCCTTTTCAGTTGTGTCTTTCGACTTATAACGAGAAACAGGTTCCGGCCATACACGCAGCAGCCAAGGACTTCAGGATTTATATTCAGGAATGTTACAGGAAACAGTATCCTGTGAAACCGCAGATAATAACGGGAAATTAAAATGAACTAACGTTTTCCTCCTTTCAATAGTGTTTGCAAAAGAGACGGCAGTCGGGTGCCCGACCACTCGGCTGCCGTTTTTCTTTTGCATGGAAAAAGATGTTTTACTGGAAAGACAAAACAGACGACGAGATAGCCGATTTCGTATGGAATCAGCATAAGAGGCTGATACAGAGGCGTCAGCTTTACGAAGACCTCTGGGAGCTTATCACGAAAATTTATCGGCCACGCAGGTACGACATTCTGGGCGGTCGCAAGAAGGGCGAGCAGTACGGGGCCGAGATTTTCGATCCTCAGCCCGCAGGCGCTCTCACCAAGTTCGTCGGCGGTCTGCTGGGCTATATGGTAAGCCGCCAGGTTCCCTGGCTTCAATTCATATCTCAGGACAGGAGGCTTATGTCCCTGGACCATATCAAGGAATACTGCCAGGACGCCGCCGAGCAGATACTTTATGCGGCAGGGCGTTCCGATATTTATTCGTCTTTGGTTCCTCATTCACTTGATTCTCACAGCATAGGAACGTCATCGATGGTCCCCATGTACGATTTGATTGAGGACAAAGTGCATTTTGACGTGGTTCATCCGAGAGATGCTTACATAGCCACGAACAAGTTTGGCGTACCGAGCATTTATCACAGAGAGATTACTTTAACTTCGATGACGGCCTATGAAATGTTCGGAGAGGACGGCCTTTCGGACAGGGACTTTGTGGAGAAAGGCGGCAAAAAAAGACTAAAAGACCCGCTCGGAGAAAATGAATATGTATGGTGCGTCTATCCCAATGACGACAGGGACACTTGGAGTCTGCTGCCGGAAGACAGGCGATATATCGTTTTGTGTGTTTCCAAAGGAGGCAGGGGCCGCAAGAAATCCACGTTGGTTCACAAGGGCGGCAGGAACTTGTTCCCTATATGCTGGCGTTCCGGCAGGGAAAGCGGGGCCGACTACGGCACGGCCATTGCCACTGACTGTCTCACAGCGGCGTTATGTGTGAACAAATTGGGAGAGAAGGCTTTAATGGCCGCGCATAAGGCGGTGGAACCGCCCGTTATCGCATCGGGAACACTGAAAAAATCTCTTAACCTCAATCCCAACGCAAGGTCATGGGTTACTGACATGCAGAGAGAAGGTGTCAAGCCTGTTATGGACAGACTGAACTGGCCCATCACGGACGCCCAAATGCAAAGACTTCACGATATGCTCGATGACTACTTCTTTATCAGGTTCTTTGAAATGCTTTCTTCCGGCGATCTTAAAGCAAGGACTGCTTACGAGATTTCACAGATGATGGGCGAGAAGGCTACTTTAATGAGCACGATAACGGACACATTCGAGCAGGAATCTCTGGAGCAGGCCATAGCATATCTTGTAATGATAGAAACAGAGGCGGGCCGTATGCCCGATATACCGGGCGAATTGATTACAGACGACAGGAAATACGCGCGGATAGGGCGAGTGGATGTTAATTATATCGGGCCTCTTGCCCAGTTGCAAAGGTCCCTTTTGAGAGGAAAAAGCATTGTTGATGCGCTCAGTATCATCGCCGAGTTCATGGCGCTGGACGGTTCTGTGGCGTGGAAGTTCAACATGCTTGAGATGGCCGAGGAAGCGGCTGTTTCGCTCGGCCTGCCCCAGCGTCACGTTCTTTCAGACGATGAGGTCAATAGGATAAGAGAGCAGGTTGCCGCCGAACAGAAAATGAAGGAACAGTTAATGATGGCCTCAGAAGCGGCGAAGTCACTACCGAATCTTAGCAAACCGGCAGCGCCGGGTTCGCCCGCCGCTCTTTTAACAGAAGGAGTTACATAATGCCTGCAAAAAGTAAAGCTCAAAGAAGGGCAACGGCAATAGCAAAACATCATCCTTCAAAGCTCTATAAAAGAAACAAGGGCTTGAGGGGAATGTCAAAGACACAGCTTGGTCATTATGCAAGAACAAAAGAAAAAGGTTTACCGAAAAGAAAGAAACGAAAAAGGAGATAATTATGGGAAAAAAGAAAGACCCGAAGGCAGGAATACCGGATGCAAGGGACATAATGGGGCCGTCCGGTGAGAAACCGAAAAGAGATATTAAAACAAGGCCGGGGCCGGAAGACATCGAGCGGGAGGTAAGAAGGTACGTCAAGCGAGACGGCGGTTTTCGCAAAAATCTGTCCGAAAAGGACAGGAAGCACTGTGAAGATTTATGCAAGAAATACAAACGTCCGGCTGAATGGACGAAGGCGCTGCCGATGTGATGGAATGGTGGAAGGCAAAACTCGGAGATTTGGACGACGACCAGAAACAGGCCATGCAAGACGCCTATTACAACACCTTTTACGGTGACGATGAAGGCCGAAAGGTATTGCTCAATCTGCAAAGATTATGTTTCGAGAATGTCAGTACACCGGAAAGAACGATAGCAAGACTGGAATTTTTGATGCACATCAAGACTTCGTGTGGTCTTGATGTCGAAAGTGAAATGGCCGCGATAGAAGCCGAGGCAAAAGCAATAAGGTGAAATTATGGAAGTGAATGTTTTAGAGCATATAGAGGCAGACGGGACTTTCAAGGACAGTTTCTATGAACACATACCTGAAATGGCAGGTGAAGAGTTCAAAGATAATGAAATTTTCTCGAAAGAAAGACTGCCTAATTTGCAAACGATATTTAAGAATTTCGGGAACACCAAAAAGGCGTTTGATGCCAAGATAGAGGGTTCGATAAGGAAGCCTTCGGACGATGCGACAGACGAGGAAAAGGCCGAATTTAACAAGTCTATCAGAAAGATGATGGGCGTGCCTGAAAAGGCCGATGACTACGAATTTCCCAAGCCGGCCGACATGCCGGAAAGCGCCTCTTACGACGAAGAGGCGGAAAAGACTTTCAGGGGCATTTTCCACAAACACGGTCTTACCAAAGAGACCGTCAAGGAGATTGTGGACGCCCATAACCAGATAGTAAGAACCCGAATAGACGCCCATATAAAGGCCCAGAATGAGAAGTTTGACGCCGATTCAAATGCCCTCAAAAACGACTGGAAGGGCGATTCTCTAATCAAAAATACTCGCATAGCATACAACGCGATGAACCAGTTCGTAGACGATGAGTTCAAGAAAATTCTCAGAGAATCCGGGATATACGACAACGCGGGCGACCTTAGTAAGTGGAGGCAGCTTGATGTTATGCCCAGAGATTTGAGATTATGGAATGCGATAGGCGTTAAGATGAAATCGCCCGACGTAAGCGATGAGGGTGGGGACAAAGGAACGAAAACGGATACCATTTATAAGCATCCGAGTTCAAGAGCATTTTTTGATAAAGTAAAACAAAAATAATCAGTTTACCCGAAAGGCCCTGATTTTATAGTTGTTCAGTTTACCCTGAAAAGGCCCTGATGCTTACCAGCTAAAGAGGCTGGCGGTTAGCAGTCGTTAAGTGTTAGGAACCCCACGTCGTAGTGGTTTACTTCCGCAAAAGTTAAACATTTTATTAACCTTAGTGGAGGTACACACTATGGCAGCTTTAGATTTGGGCGCTAACCTGACCCTGATGGAGCTTATCAGAAGGGAAACGCCTGACGGCAAACTGGCCGATCTTGTAGATGTAATCAGTCAGGAGAACCGAATCCTCGAAGACATCACTTGGACAGAGTGCAACAACGGAACCTACCACGAAGATACAATCACGGCCACCGAACCGACCGGACAGGAAAGGGCATACGATGAAGGTGTGACCAAAGAGGCCGGAACGACTGAAAAGGTCATCGAGCCTACCTGTATGCTCAACGGTGTTTCGGAAGTCGATGAGGCCAAACTTCTCCATTCTCCTAACCCGGAAAGGGCAAGGACGCAGGAAGACGGCTTCTTCCTTCGCGGTATGACCAAGACCTTCGTCTCACGTCTTTTCGACGGCAACAGGGGAACGGACAATCGAAGGATTAACGGCATAAACACAAGGTCTCTCTATGCCAATCTTCAGACGGCGGGTTCGGAAACTGTTGTTTTCGACAATGCCGGAGGCAATGCCTCGGCGACATCCAACAAGACTTCCATCTACTGCATCCAGTGGGGGACGAAAAAGGTCAACTGCATATATCCGAGAAACGACTCCCATGGCGGCGGTATTCTGCCTATAAAGATGGAGGACTTCGGAAGGTCGATTATCAACCAGTCAGGAACGAGCGAGACAAAGAAGTATGTCGCCCACCAGACATGGTTCGGTAACGATTTCGGCCTGTTTATCCACGACTGGCGGTGCATCAAGAGGCTCTGCAACATCTCGACAACCAACATCGACGATGTGGATGATTTTGGTTTCCATGAGAACGGTCTTATCGACCTGTATTCCCAACTGGAATACAACGGCGAAGGGGCTGTCTTTTACTGTAACCGGACGATTATGGCCCAGATTATGAAACGGGCCAACGAGAAGGGCAACGCTTATTACACAATGGATAATGAAGGCGAAGGTCCGTTCGCGCATAAGGTCGTGAGGTTCTGGGGAATCCCGATTAAGAGAGTCGACCAGATTACAAATACGCAGGCATACGTGACGTAATTGTGACCCCTGAGACCGGCAAAGAGGTCTCACTGGTTAAATGTAAATGAAAAATCTATTTGGAGAATAAAAGATGGCACAGATAGATATAAACAACTGTTTTACCTATGCTTACAGCGCAGGAACTTTTGCAGACTTTTCTCTGGCCGTAACATCAGCCGCATTGTCTACAAATTATATCGACCTCAAGACTGCGGGCATAAAAATCGCCGGGGGTTCTAAGCCGCCCTGGTTGATTGCGAGAGTAACTACGGACTTCGCAACCTGTGTTAGTATGGGTATCAAGTTAATAACTGATAGCGTAATTCCGGTTCTTGATGCGGCTACAGCTAAAGATGTGATGATTTTCAGGTTCCTTTTGGCCTCATTAAAGACGACCGTAAATGGTGGTTTGATAATCAATAATCCTTTGCCTCACTTTGATTATCAAAGATATCTGACAATCGAGTTTGAACCGTATACAAACGCAACGGCGGGAAAAATTTTAATTTTCCTGTCCGACGGACCGGAACCGGCAGTAACCGACATAGGCCAGACAGTAGAAGCCGGAACATAACAGAAAGGAGATTTCAATGAATAGAAAATTTCAAATTTCGATATTGTGTCTGCTTCTTGTTATAGCCGGGCTTCTGTTTGCCGATGCTACTCGCTGGAATATTAACAGTAGACCTACCGACAGGTGGTTCGACGGCTCCACTGGCGACCCCGCATGGAACTGGATGAAAGATATAGACGACCTTGTAGAACTGGGCCAAAATCCCGGAACGGGACGGGTTTTCTATGTCGATTCCGGCGTTGTGAACGAAGGCGACGGCACGGATTGGGACAATGCCAAAGATACCCTTGAAGAAGCGGTGCAGTTATGTACCGCCGACAGGGGCGATTATATCTTGGTTGCCCAAGGTCACGCCGAAACCTTCACTTCCGAAGACCTTGATGTTGACATAGCAGGTGTCACTATCGTTGGTTGCGGAAGAGGAAGTCTGCGGCCGACGATAACTTACAACCATACTAACGCAGAAGTGGCCATAGGTGCTGACAATGTAACTATTGTCAACATGCGTTTCATCACTTCCGTAACCGGCGTACTGATGGGCATTGAAGTCGAAGACGGAGTAAGCTATTTTACTCTGCGAAATTGCGAGTTTAATGAAGTAGGTGACGCAACGGGAACAGACGAATTTGTGGAGGCCGTTAATTTTGTCAATGCAAATGTCGGCTGTACCATTGAGAACTGCCGTTTCATTGCCAAGGCTGCCGGTGCATCTGCGGCCATTTTTCTGGATGCAGACACCGACCAGCTTACAATCCGAAACTGTGATATTAGGGGCGACTACAGCACCGCATGTATTGCAGGTGATACTACTGCATCTACAAATATTCTCATACAGGGGAACATTTTGATAAACGGCTCCCTTGTCGGGGATGGTGGTATAAATGCCGTTGCCGCTATTTCACTTTTGGATGCGACTGCGGGTTTAATCGTGGACAACAGAATAGTATCCGATGTTGCTACAGGTCTTCTTATGAGAGTTGCAGATGATTGTGTGTTTATGAACAACTACATATCAGACTGCGACGGTGACGAGTTCTCCGGCACTAAAGAAGACGATGCTGCTTCGATTACAGGCCACGAAGACGGCTAACATTCACTTTTGGGGAGAGGGCTTCGGCCCTCTTCCCGTTTATGAGGTCTGATATGGCGATTAGTGAGACCAACATAAAAAACGCGGCCCTTGCTCTTATAGGCGCTGAAAACATTACTTCACCGACAGATAACAGTAGGGAGGCCAGATTTACAAAGGAACTTTACCCAATAGCCGTGAGAGAAATTTACGATTATCCCCTCATAGACTGGTCCTTTGCAACGGCACGGGCGGAACTGAGCCGGTTATCGGATGCTCCTTTGCTCGGAACTTACGACTACCAGTATTCTCTGCCTGCTAAATGCAGGAGAATTGTGGCCTTATGCGATGAAGATGGAGACGAAATCGAATACGAATGGCGAAGGGAAGTTTATGTCAGCGGAAACAGTGAAACGGATGTCATGCTGACCGACCAGAATGAGGCTTTTGTCAAGTACATTAGAGAGCGCAGCGATACCGACAAGTGGCCCGCTTATTTTGCGAAAATGGTTTATACAAGACTCGCCATACTTCTGTGCGCTCCATTGAAGGCGGATAAACAGAAGAAACAGCAATTATTGAATTTGTGGCAGGAAGCTGTCATTGACGCCAAGACGGGCAACGGCATGGAAGGCGGCGATGTAAATAAAGACAACATCCCAATAGACAAAGGAAATACTGACGTAGTAGACGCATCAACAAAAGAGGAAGTAACGAAAAAATACATTATTCAAAGGGAATAAATTATGGCTGAAAAAATAAAGAAAAACTGGTTGCCTGCGCTTTTAGGCATTTTGGCTGTTACGGCTTTTTATCTTTTGGTTATTAAACCTTTAATGGCCGAACCTATAGATACTTATCATTCAAGCTGGCATTTGGTACGTGCAGTAGCCGCAGAGGATGCGGCGGATTTTGCTACGGCTTTAGCGCTTGCTACCAGCAAGGGCGACTTTGCAAATAAGCCCGCAGGCGCTTTTCAGATACCGTCACGCTCTGCGGGTATGTCGCGTCGCGGCGAAGGATATTCTCCGGGTACAAAATGGATGTTTGCCATTTGTGGAACGGATGCTGCCGATGAGACATTCTCTTTCAATGTAGTCGGCTGGGCCAAGACGAATGGTATGGCTCAGATAATATGTGAAGGTAATGGTGTATTAGGAACTCAGGACGTGGTGATTTATCCGGGCGGCAGCACGGCCACAAACGGATTTTGGGCTGATACAATAACTCTTGATGAGACAACCAAGTGGCCTTCTGTGGCGGCTTGTAATTCGGGAGATAATGAAGTGGCGATTATAGTCATTGAAACAACCGGCTTGGAGTGGATTCAGTTTATAGTTTACGATGCAGGCGGCGGCGCAGAAGCCGCTTCTATAGGCGTTTATGGCAGGCGATATTAAAAATATGAAGATTAAGATTTTGGTTTTGTCCTTTCTGATAGTCATGGCCCTTTCAATGCAGGGTCATTCTTCCAGAAGGACGGTAATTTTCCCGGCGGATGACAGAAAGTTTATTATTTACAGCCAAATGACTGTTGTTGACCCGCCTGTTTCGGTATCTGCATACGGCGTAGGTGGCCAGATAGCCTTTGACTCCAAATATGTTTATTTCTATATGCAGGACGAATGGAAAAGAATCGAGCCTGCAACATGGACGGACTCTTGTTGGTTGTGGCCGGATGGCGGAAAAATACTCTGGCCTAACGGAGATTTTATCCTTTTACCATAGGTGCTGAAATGAAAAAAACATTTATTATAATCATACTTTTATTACCTATCTTACTCTTTGCTGATGACACAAAAATAGAAGACCAGACTCTTATGTATGATCCGTCGGCAGTAGACAGGATTCCTATAATAGATGACCCGAACGGCACGCCTCTTGGCAGGGCAATTACCGTATGGGATTTGTTTAACATAATGGACGCTTCTTCCGAGCTTCTTGCGATAATGGACGATGAGACGGGTACTGGTGCGCTTGTATTCGGAACCGCTCCGACTATTGATAGTCCGACATTCACAACTGCTTTTACCGCAACTGATTTGATTGATTCGGACGATTACGCAGCCGACAGCATCGATAATGAGCATATAAACTGGGCGGATATTGATTATCTTACGGATGAAGGTGCGGGCATTGATGAGGCATACGCAGCAGGCTGGAACGGCGATGTTGGCCCGCCTGAGAAAGACGATATATACGATTATCTTGTGAGCTTCGACGCGGATGCCGACAGTTCTTTCACAGACGAAACGTGGTACACGAATCTTCTTGACGGAACGGCCACTTTTACGGATTTGACAGGTAATGACATTATAGACTCTGATAATTATGCTGCCGATTCGGTAGACAACGAACACATAAATTGGGGTGATATAGACTATCTGAACGATGAGGGCGAACATTCTGCATTTCATTTGGTGGGCGGTACAGATACTATATTCCCCGCTGACCCGGACGCTGACAGGTATCTTATGTGGGACGACGACCCCGGAGAATTAGTCTGGGGTTCCGGCGGAGCTACTGCGTGGGACGACATAGGCAATCCCGACAACAGCGGCACAAAAACAATAACATTCGACAACGCTGAAAAGACTGTCTTTACCGGAGATAATGATGAGGCGGGTTCTTTCTTTACACTTCAAAACTCCGATGCAGACCATACTGTAGGTCAATTTTTTCTGCTCGATTTGTACTACTCGGCAGACGATGGTGACGCGGAGGCAGACTTCGTAAGGCTCAGGGACAGCGGCGGCGATGTAATGACCATTCAGCAGAACGGCGAGATAGCAACAGACGGAGGTATAACGGCGGGCGGCACAATAGAGGGGGCTACTTTGACCGAAAGCAGTAACGCCGTTCCAAATGTAACCGACAACTTGAGCGTGTTTGCAGCTACGACTTCTGCACAGCTATACGGTGTTCTTTCAGATGAAACAGGCTCAGGTGCGGGTTCGCCTCTTGCCGTATTCAATCAGGCCCCGACTATTGATTCGCCCACTTTTACAACGGCAATTACGGCAACAGATTTGATAGATTCTGCTCACTACGTTGCCGACAGTATCGACAACGAGCATATCAACTGGGGTGATATAGACTATCTGAACGATGAGGGCGAACATTCTGCATTTCATTTGGTTGGCGGAACCGATACTATATTCCCCGCCGACCCCGACGCGGACAGATACTTAATGTGGGACGACGACCCCGGAGAGCTTGTCTGGGGTTCGGGCGGAGCGACTGCGTGGGACGACATAGGAAATCCCGACAACGACAAAACAATAGCTTTGGGCGGCTATGAAACGATTTTTACATCTTCTCTTGACGAAGCGGCTCATTCTGCTATGAAGATTAACCACACGGATACCGATGTTACAAACCCGACTACTGTACTTTTTCAAATAGGCACGGCGACAAATAATGACACTGATTTGGTGCTTTTTAGAATATATGACGACTCTGGAGGTACGCCAGACATTATTTTTGAGGCAACAAGCAATATAGTAAATATAGGCCGAGACGATAATATAGCTTACTTGCGTATCCACGATGCCGGTACTATATTGATGTATGATGATTCGGACGATACCAGCATACAAATAGGCCCAGTTTCTGACGGCGGAACCACCCTGCCAATAACAGGAACACTTAATCCTGCAACAATAACAGAATGCGGCAATTCCGTTTACAATTCAAGCGAAACGCCGGGCGGCGAGCTTGGAGGGACGTGGGCTAATCCGACAATAGACGATTCTATCAGCGTCAATAGCTGGACTATTGACAGTCCTACATTCACCACGGCCATAACAGCAACAGATTTGATAGATTC